AGCAGTTTGATTACCATTACTATCTACACCTTCATCATTAAATCTAGTTTGTATATAAAAAAGTATTTTATTAGTAGAATCATATTCTACTACTTTACCTACTGCACCTGTACTTGCCTGATTTATTTCTTCATCTACTTGAAATGAACCAGGTGTACCTGATAGTTTTACTGCCTTAGTGCCTCTTAAAGTTGTTGCACTTGCAGCTGAACCACCTGTTTGAGGGTCTAATAATAATCCAACCCTTCTAAAATCGTTAGCAGTTGTAAAGTCACCAGAGTTAGCAGATTCATCTCCTGTAAAGTCTGTGTTCATCATTACGAAATGACCACCTAATTCTTCAACAGCGTCTTTACCATGACCACCTTTTGGTGGAATGATTACATCTAGTTCTGAACCAGATAAACTTGTTGCACCAGCAGATACTATATCTGCATTTCTAATATATCCAAAAGTATATCCTGTTCCAGCAGTTGTTACTGTTACTGCCGATACAGCACCACCGGCTACTGTAACTGAACATACACCACCTGAACCATCACCTCTAATAGGCACACTAGCATGAGTACCGTTTGAACCACCAGAACCAGCAGTTTTAATTAATATTGTGTCTAATGCACCATCAACAGCTGCAGCTGCAACAGTTGAATCTGTTGATACATGCATAAAGTCTGTTGATAAAAAGTTTGTTTGTTCTGAAGCAGTTAATGAATACATATACTTCCATTTATAAGAATCACCAGTTGTCAATATTGATGTTGATGTACCTGTTGGTTCTACTGTTGAAGCAGAATTACCATTGTTGCCTAAACATTTATATACATGGTTTGCTGAAGATAACACATAGAATGTAGCGTCTGCTAATGAAGTCGCACCACTATTTGCCGATATAGTTGATGAAGATGACCCCTTGACATATTGACCATAGTCATGTCTGTATATATCATAAGTTGTACCTGTTGTCCAGTTTCTTCTAGGTATTACTCTAGAAATATCTGAAGTTGTAATTCGTTTAGCTGCGATTACATCATCAAAAAAATAAAACTCATCTGATACTGAATCAGCTGGTGTTAATGGTGATGAATCGGTGCCTTCGTATTGTGTTCTACTGTCTCCACCTGTTGATGTTGCGAAGGCTTGTGGACGACCTATTGCCAAATAATAAATATTTGGACTTGATTCTGAAAAAGATTCTACAAAATTACTAGTATTGTGTAATCTAAATTTGTTCGTTATAATTGCCGGCATGTTTTTATCCTCAAACTCTAAATGTTACTATTATTTATACAAGATTAATTATAGTTTATCTTAATTTCTGTAGGAAAAGCTATATTAGTTCTTAGAAAATCATTTTCGATATCACCTAAAACTACACCCTCTCCATCAATACTTGTATTTTTTGTACCTTGAACACCCATAGTACTAAACATAGTGTTCATTTCTCCTATTGTAAACTCTTGAATATATTTTCTTTCAGTAGAATCATTACCTACAGCTGCTGTCTGTGGTATCGCACCACCACTAAACATAAATGGGTGTCTGTTAAAACTTTTAAATCTTTGCCCTAAACCTGAACCAAATTTAAGACCTGTAACACTTCTGTGTGTCAAGTCATATTTTTGAACAGATTGTTGTTTTAATATATATTGTCTTTTTAAAGTAACATCTCTAGTATTTGCTGTAAAGTGTTCACTTGTACTATCATCTAAATCTACACCTACACCAATATGTGAATTACTTCTTAGTGTTGTGCCGTCATCTACTGTACCTAATCTGCGACCAAGTATTGTAGAGAATAAAGTATTGATAATTAATGCAAGTCCAATATGTTCTACACCAGATACAGCACCTTCAACAGGTGTTTGTAGTCTAGCATTTAATTGAGTTTCAATATTTACTTGACCTGTTACATAGAAACCTGTAGGATGTATTGTATCTTTAAATGATTTACGCCAATCTACAATTGCACGACCTACTTTTATTACATAAGAAAAATCTTGATAGTATAAACTGTCTTGTACTTTCATAGTTGATTCTGATACATGACCATCTTCATTCAAGAATACACCATCTGTATCTACAATAGTATCAACAGTTGTAGAAGCTGTAGCAGTATCAACCCTTCTAATTGTTCCTGTTTCAGTTGATGTTGCACCTGTTAAAGTAACTCTTGTATCAAATACACCTGTTGGACTAGAAATCTCCATAAGTCCTCTAGTCGAATCCCATGCATTAACAGTTGCACTTACAGTTGTAGAACCATCAGTACCTAAACCACTAACAGTTTCTCCTACTGTGTAATTGCCTGAAGCACCTGTTACAATTAATTGAGTTGGTAAAGTTAATGTAGGTGGAGTTGGACTATCTTCGTAATCTTTTCCATATTCTACTACTTTTAATTTTATAACTTTCCCTATTTCTGAACCATAAGGGTGTAATGTACAACCACTACCACTAGTACTTGTTATTGAAGTTGTTGGTAATGTACTCATACCAAAACCTGCATTTATAATTCTTATATCTGTAACATCATTACTACCTGTTCCAGATTCTTGTACAAATTTATCTCCAGTATAATGGTCACCTTTTTGTGTAGCGTCTTCTAAGATAATATGGTCAAAAGTTTCCATACCATATGTTGATATATCTCCAGTTTCAGGTGCAATACCACCATTTACTACTGATACTTTTGCCGAACAAGCACCACCTGTATCATGTGTAAAGTTTACAACATCTCCTATTTCATAACCACTACCAGCATTTCCTACAAATATATCTGTTAGACTTCCTAGTCCTACTTCATCTATTTGTATATTTGCACCAACACCACCTGTATTTGAAATTGTAACTGTATCACTTGTTGAATAGTTTGCACCATCATTTGATATAGTTAAAACAGAAGGTATAGAAGTTATAACTAATTTTATGTAAGTATCATCTGTATCTGATGATGTTCCTTGTATAGTTTCATCAGCAGTAAAAGTTCCTGTTATTGTATCTTCATTTAAAATAAATTCTGTTGTATTAACACCACCAATATTAAATGTGTTTATTGTTTCTACAATAGCACTTGCCTCTGATGTAACACCTGTAATAGTTCTACCAATTAAATCTGTAGGAGAACCTACTGTTGATACTGCTCTTAATATTTTTTTACTATCAAAATTTCCATCTGATACTCTAAGCATATTTTCTCTAGGATAAATTGTTTCAGAGTTTTCATTAAATAACATTTTGAAAAATACTTCATTTGCTTTAGCAGTACCTTTTGCAAGATAAACTGAACGAATATTTTTTATTAAATTTCTTTTATTAATATTATCATCTAATTTTTCAGGCAATGTTGCCATAAATTCATTTCTAAATTTTGTTAAGAAGTTTGATAAAACTTTATCTGGGTCTCTGAAGTTTGTAAGTTGTTGAATGTTTTGAACAGGATTAGCTCTATAATTATCTAGTGTTGCACTTGCTGTTGATGTTGCACCTACAATAGTTTCACCATCTACAAATTTATCTTGTGCTGAAATAAAAAGTTTACCATTACTTAAATCTTCTACAAGAACAGTTGCTGTTGCACCTGATGTAGAACCTGTTATAGTTTCACCTTTTTCAAACTTACCAAAAGATGATGATTCTTGTAATACTTTATCACCAGAACCTTCTTGTGTATTGCCTGATGAAATATGAGAAGCGTCTAATAATAATTTATTAGGATGTAAATCTGTTTCACTTTCTAATAATACACCGTCAGTTGTTTCTACACTTGTAACAGAAATTTCTGCCGATTCCATGAATGTATAATATTGTTTTATAAATTCTAAAAATCGAGGGTGTTCATCTAAAACAAAATCAGGTGCCTGATGTTTTATTAATGTAGATAATTTATTATTAAATTTTGCCATTAGTAACTAGATGTGGTTGTATAAGTTGTTCCACCATCTGATGTACCACTTGCAAAAGAATCTGTCTCTACTACTACTTGTGAATTAGCAACATCTATTTGTAGTATTTGGTCTCTTACTGGTATAACATCATTTGAATTTGGTTTAACTGTAAGTTCTATAACAGTTGAAGTACTACCTCTAATGTTTGATATTGAAGCAATATTTAATGATGTTAAAGTAATTTGTCCTGTTGTATAATTAATTGTACCTTGTGTATTATTTTCATAAGTCTTAACACCACTTACTAAGTAATACATTCTAACATTACCTTGACCATCATCATTTAAAAACATTTCTTCATCACTACCTTGTATTTTAAATCCTGATGATTCTAAAATACCACCTGCACTTGTATTATGGCCTGAATGAGGATTATACAATGCATTTCTAAAATAAACTTGATATGTTATTGCACTAGATAATGTAGGTGTAAAATCTTTTCTAATTTTTAAAGTTGTTATATTTGATAAGATAGATGTATCTGTATCATCTATATCTTGTATTAATTGTGAGTATCTAAATAGACCTTCAAATTTTTGTAAATTAGTAGAGCTATAATTTGTAATTGAAGTTATAACATTTGACCTTATTGTATCACCTGTTTTAGTTGTTGCATTTTCATCATACTTAACATTTGATGTTAAGATTATAGAAGTTGTTTCCGGTGTTACAATTACAGGTGTTACTGAAGCAACATTATATTTTTTTAAGTTATCTACAATATTTTGTTTTGTTGCCTCTGTTAAAGTTGAACCTGATTTTGGAACAATACCAATATAAACTGAACCATAAACAGGAGTTTCAGCATCCTCTCCACCATATGCACTTATTGATTCTGCATTAGGATAAAAAGTTTGTGTTAAAGTTTCATAGTCTTTAACTGTAACTGCCCTATTTTGTGATTGAAAATTTAAAGGTGCATTAAATCTAATTGAGTTATTTGATTGTGCAACACTACCACCTTGTGCATTTGAAACAGTTGTAACTGAAACATCTGTAAATCCACCGACAGTTGAACCTAAAGTAAATGATGAAGCGCCGTTAGCTTGTTTCATGTTAGTTACAATATATTCTAATTTAACAATATTTCCATCTTCAAGAGCTTTGCCTAAAACACCATCACCGAAATAGACTTCAAATCTACCATCACCTTGTTCTTGTAAGAAATAAACTTTTGATGTAGAATTTAATTCTGTTAGTGTTTGTGATTTTGTATAAGTGTTAGTTGTAGTATCACTTGATGAATTTTGCACTTTAACTTTTAATGTAGTTGTATCTGCTTGATTATTAGGAATAATAAATTTTTGGTCTACATCTGAAGAATCTACTGTATATTGAAATGTAATTGATGTGCCTTCAAAAATTTTTACATTTGAAAATTTATAAACACCATCAGTAGGTGTAGCTGTAATATCTTCATTTGTTATAAAATCATAAGTTATTTGATTAATAGTAGTAGTGAAAGTAGTTCCCTTTGCCATTGTAATTGAAGCAGTTGTAGTTGGAACATTATTAACTGTTACATCAATTTCTGCCATAGGTGATGAAACTGATGTAGGAGTATATCCTAATTGTTTTGCTAATGCAACGACATTTTTACGAATGTCTGCACTATCTAAATATAATTCGTTTGATAACATATTAGCGTTGTATGCTAAATAGTGTGTATTGTATGCTAATAAATCTAATAATACAGACATACCTGAACCTTCAAAGTTATAATCTGAAAATTCTGCTTGATTACTTAAATATGTTTTTAGATTATCTCTTATACCATCATAATCTAATTCAGAAACATCTAATCTGTTACTAATTGCATTTGTCATTTTATCTTAATCTCTCTAAAAAAGTTTCTACTACTACAGGTTCAAGTGTTCCTATTATAGTAAATGTAATTTTACAAGTGTAAGAATTTCTACTTTCATCTGGTCTTACTAATACATTTTTTACTATAACTCTAGGTTCAAACTCTTGCAACATTTGTGCTATTTTTTGTCGCATAAAGTGTGATGTTAATTCTGTCATAGGTTCAAATAATAAACCTCTAATACCAGAACCTATTTCGGGCCTAAATGGTCTCTCATAATTATTTGTATTAATTAAGTTTCGTACACTTCTCTTAATAGCTTCAGCGTCTGTAAGTTTATTTACATCCTTAGTTACTGAATTTAAACCAAAGTCTAAGTCTAGGTCTTTAAAAGTCCTACTAGTTCTATTAGATTCGTTTGTATTTGTAGCGTCCCATTTTGGCATAACGCTAACTATTTATACAGACTAGGCTGTTCTTTTCCACATATAGACAACAATATATGGTTGAACATTATTGTGAGCGTCTCCACTACCTGTAAAACTTGAATTAACAGCAGGACCATTACCTGTGCCAGCGTCTCTAACAAGTTCCATATTACCAGCTGCACCACCTGTTCCTGTACCTGAATCGTTAGAACCTACTTGATGTCTATGTGAAGGTAATTCAGCAGTTGTTAATGTATGAGTTTTAGACCCACCTGTTTCTTCTGCACCATCAAAATCTGTATCTGAAGAATCAATACCTACAAGAACACGACCTGCACCAAAAGTTGCCCATGTTCCAAATCCTAATAGTGTACCTGGATTTGTTGCATTACTACAATTCATATAAATTGAACCTACAGGATATGCATTTGATATTGTAGCAGTTACACCTGTTAATGTTGTAAATGAAACTTGACCACTACCATTTGTAGTCATAACTTGTCCACTATCACCATCAGTTGTAGGCATGACATATGAACCATCTCCACCTAAATGTGTGAAGTTAGCATCCATTTCATCATGAGATAAGGC